ACGCAATGTCAATGGCCGTTATGATCTAGAATACCTCAAGTATATTGAAGAAGGCAACGACACCATATCAACTATCCGTGAGTGGTTTACCAATGAAATCCACACCTATGTAGTAGATCACCAAAGCAAGAAAGTATTAGAGCACATTGTGGAACCTAATCCGTTAGGCACAATTCCTGCAATCTGTGCCTACAGTCGCAAGAGCCCTGTGCGTGGTGTTGGAGTCAGTGATATCTCTGATATTGCAGATGCACAAAAGACCATATACAACCTAACTTCAGAAGTAGAACAAAGTGTTCGCATTAATGGTCATCCTGCTTTAGTTAAAACTGCAGGTTCAGAAGCCTCAGCAGGTGCTGGTGCTATCATACAAATAGAAGACAATCTAGATCCAGGCTTGAAGCCCTACATCCTAGGAGTGTCAACAGACACTAACTCAATCTTCACTGCCATCCAGCACACAGTAGAAGCCATTGACAAGATGGCCAACACTGGCGCAATCCGTAGCAACATTGCCAGCCGTATGAGTGGTGTTGCACAACAACAAGAGTTTGAATTATTAAATGCCAAACTCAGTGAGAAGGCCGCAAATCTAGAGTTGGTAGAAGAATCTATATGGCAATGGTTTGCTTACTATCAAGGTGCTCTATGGAATGGCGAGATTGAATATCCTCGTTCATTCAACATCAAGGATGTGGCCAATGACATGGACATACTCTACAAAGCCAAGCAGGCCGCTACTGATCCTGTGGTATTAAGAGTGATTGATGGTGAAATACTAGAAACCCTAGGCAAAGAAAAAGCCTATCTACCCTTCATTGACCCTAACCCACAGCCAGGTAGAACTTATCCTGAAGGTGATGCTATCCCAGACAGCCTACCTGCTGCCTATCAAGATGCAGCCAATCCCGAAGTTCCACAAGGACAAAACTGTGCCAACTGTGAATACTACAAAGCAGGCGAGCAGTATTGTTACAAGTTTGATGCTCCTGTGCGTGCCACTTGGTGGTGTGCAGTATGGGAAGCAAAAGAAATAGAAAGTTAAACCAAGGAGAACATGATGGCCTACCCAAAGAAAAAGAAAATGCCTAAACCCCCAAAGAAAAAGGGTTATTAGTCAAAATCCGTGTGATTGACTAGAGCACACATAAATAACTCTACAAATAACTCATAAGAGAGGTGATGCACAATGACAGACAATTCATTGGTAAACGACATGGTAACTGAAGCCGCAGGCGATACTGCAAATCAGGCACAGGCAGCAAAGACATTCACGCAAGAAGAAGTCAACGCTATACTGGCTAGAACTAAAACTCAAATTGAGAAGAAGTTTGCCAGCAAGTATGAAGACTTGGGTGATCCTGAAGAACTTCGCTCAATTAAAACTGAGTGGGAGAAAAAGCAACAGGAACAACAGATCAAGCGTGGGGAGTTTGAAAAGACTCTTCAAGAACTTGCCAGCCGTAAAGACGCTGAGATCTCTAAGAGAGACAGCATCATTAAAGAATACAAAGTCAATACGCCTTTGTTAAGTGCCGCAGCCAAGTATCGTGCAGTGGCTCCTGAACAGGTAAAAGCGTTGTTGAATTCAAATGTAAGACTTAATGGTGAAGGTGAAGTAGAAGTAGTTGGTCAAGATGGTAGTGTTCGTTATAAAGACAACGGATCTGCCTATGAAGTAGAAGACCTAGTGCGGGAGTTCCTAGATTCGAATCCGCATTTTGTCTCTGCAAGTCCTGCCACTACTAATACTAAATCTAATGTGGCTCAAGGTGGTGTCGGCAAAATAGATATTACAAAACTGGATATGACTAATCCAGAACACCGCAAGCAATACGCAGAACATCGTAAAGCCAGCGGTTACACAAGATAAGCCTAAACATCAAGGAGATATATTATGGCCGGTTCAACAACCACAACATTAAACGACCTATTGCCAGCGATTACCGCTGAGGCAATGTTCGTTGCAAACGAAAGATCCATTATGCGTGGATTAGTAAAGAATTACAGTATTCCTGCCAGCAATGGTAAGACAATTACTGTGCCTATCTACCCAACTCAATCAGCAGCCGCATTGACAGAAGGTGATGAAGTTTCTAACACAGCAGTTTCTACAGACGGCGTGACTCTAACTGTTTCTACAGTTGCAATCCGCACTATGATTACTGACTTAGTTCGTGCTAGTTCTGCTTCTAATGTAGTTGCAGACATGGGCCGTTTATTTGGTGAAGCAATTGCTAAGAAAATGGACCAAGACCTATTGGCTCTATTCTCAGGTTTCTCAGTGGGCGTAGGTGGTGCAAGCACAGCATTTTCTGCAGCCGTTCTAGCACAGGCAGTTGCACGCCTTCGTGCTAATGCTGTTCCTAGCGACAACTTGGCTTGTGTGGTAAACCCATATGTGGCCTATGACTTGAAGTCAGCATTGACCAACACATTTGCAAACCCAAATGCTGGCATCATTCAAAATGAAGCAATGCAGACTGGTTATGTTGGCACACTATTTGGTGTTCCAGTGTTTGAGTCCAGCAACATCGCTAACACAGGCACCGCTGGTGACTATGTTGGTGCTGTGTTCCACCGTGATGCACTAGGCTTGGCAATGATTGGCGATATCTCTATCGAAACTCAGCGTCGTGCTAGTTTCGTTGGTGATGACATCGTTGCAAGTGCTCACTACGGTGTTGGCGAACTATATGACGGTTACGGTGTTAAGATCACTGCTGACAGTTCCTTAGTTGACCCAGCGTAATCCAAATTTAACCTAATTTGGTCTAGGGAAAAGGGCTCACAAGGCCCTTTTCTTTTGGCTATCATTTTGGCTAGATTAGCAATTGACTTAGAACCAGAAGTGCAGTATACTATTAACATATTAACAGCACACGAAAGGTGCAGAATGAAATTGGATGAACAAATTGAATCTCTAAAATTTATATTTTGGACAATAAATGATGCCAAATTATCAGAGGCTCTAAAAACCGTTAAAATTGAACAAGGATATATTGTTCGTGTTCAAGGCGATGAAGAAACCCTTAAAAAGTTTCATTCAAAATTACGCAAAATTTGCGGAGTGCCTACAACACTAAAAAAATACTATACTATCCCAGCAAAGACCAAAGGCAATGTAATTGAAAAGAAATACAAAGGTCTAAATTGGGCTAAGTTTGGTAGTAAGCCTGTTGAGTATGCTAAAATATTTGTTGATATCTAAGGAGTTCTTAGAATGACACCTTGGGAACAGTTGGGCATGACTGAAGACGAATATCGCAAATACCAAGACGAATACGCCAATTGGCTAGATAGTCTAAAGGAAGAAAATTATGCTTGATCCTAAACCACAACTAGGTCGCGCTGGCATCTTATCCAATATTGCTCACCTAGAACACCGTGTTCAAACTGCTCACGACAACTGGCATAGTGAATTGAATGAACTGCAATATTGGTTGGATGAATTAAATAAAATTACACCCGATGACTCGAGTGTGACAACTGCTGAAGGTATGACGCCTTCTTTCTGCACCGTGAAGGGTGGTGTGCAGTGAAACCCTTCATCCTAATTCTAGTTCTACTCACTTCAGGTTGTGCCTACAATGGTGGTAAGAACACTTGGTATCCAGGACAGCCCATACCCCACAAGATGGGAGCCGCTTGGAGTGCTCAGCCTATGCCAGGACAAAGCCGTGTGGTAGTCAATGGAAGTGTCTATACCATATACCAACAGAAATAATCTAGTCTTAGAATTGTTCAAAGGGCCTCTAAACAGGGCCTTTTCTTTTGGCCTCGCTAAATACAAGCACAGGGGAAGGACCTCTGCTTTATTTCACGAGAAGGACTCGCTACTATGGCTTATGCAACTTTTGACGACCTCAAACAGGTTGAACCAACGATACAAGATTATGGTGTATTAGATTGGGATGTTGAACTAGCCCGTTCAGAAACTGAAATAAACAGAGTCTTAAAGGTCAGATGGTATCAAGCATACCAGAAGGCACACACAAGCCTAATAAATACCGCCTTTGATCCCACATTACTAACCTCAACACAATTCACACAGGCCACTGTCTATCACGCATTAGCCTATCACATTGCACCTAAACTCACACAGTTCTCAGGTGCGGAACCAGACAAGTTCCAGGTCATGATGGACTACTACTCCAAGCGTTTTGAACACGAAATGGATCTCATCCTCCGTGAAGGTGTAGAGTATGACATTGACAACGACAACACCGTGACTGCTGGTGAAAAAGCCCCAGTCACTAGCCTAAGACTTAAGAGATAACAATGGCACAGAACATACGCCAACAGGTAGCAGAGAACATTGTCAGAGTTCTCAAAGAAATGACTGATCCTAAACCCGTGTTTGTCAGTCGTGAACCAGTTGTGATACAAGAAATGGCTATCACACAATTTCCAGCAGTATTTGTGCAGCCAACAATAGAAGATCGTGAAACAATCACAATGGGTATTCCGGGAGCGGGTCGCCGAATGGGCCGGATTGAGTATTCAATCCGTGCCTATGTTCGTGGCACAGAATTAGATCGTCAGCGTAATGATCTCATAGAAGCCATAGAAGAGGCACTAGACAGCGATCGTTATAGAACTCTAATCTCAAGTGGTGTTACAGACAGTCAAATAACAAGAGTGGAGATCATAGATCGCCAACCACCACTGGCTGAGTTTTTAATCACCTAT